ATCTTCAATTACCCAAATGAAACTGGCGAAACAGTGCCTAATCTGATACTCTTGGATGCATACAAGGAAAAATTGGAGTTTCCAGAGCTAAAAAGGGCCGCATACGAAAAATATTGGGAATTTGAGCCAGATCAGATGATTGTTGAAGCAAAAGCCGCTGGTTCCCCCTTGATTTTCGAGCTTAGGGCTATGGGAATACCCGTAACAGAGTTTACGCCGTCTAGGGGACAGGACAAAATTGCCAGAGTTAACGCAGTCACAGACTTATTCGCATCTGGGGTCGTTTGGTGTCCACCAACCAGATGGGCTGAGGAAGTTGTTGAAGAGTGCGCGGCATTTCCCGCTGGAGAAAATGACGATCTCGTTGACTCTACAACACAAGCACTACTCCGCTTTCGACAAGGGGGGTGGATACGAAGTGCGATGGACGACTGGGATGATGAACCACAACTCTACAGAAGAGCAAAAGCAGAATACTACTAGCGTGGTAGTTAGGTATGTTATTCACTCTGAAGTAGAGCATTACAAGCAGATGGGGTGGAAGCTGGGAAATGATCTCAGCCACTGCCATCATGGGCAATATGCTGTTATCATGCAAAAGGGCAACTTTTAAGGTATTTTATTATGGCTGTAGAAAAACAAATTGAACCGTCTCCGCTAGAGGCTGATGATGACGTAGGCCAAGTTCAGGTCGAAATAGTTAACCCAGATGCCGTTTCTATTCAGGATGAAGAAGGTGGCATGATCATCGACTTTACTGGTGATATCGTAGAAGATATCGTGGGGCCAGCGCATGATGATAATCTAGCAGAGTACATCGAAGAAGACGAATTGATGTCTATGGCCTCGGAGATTATCCACGATTTTAATACAGACCGTAACTCAAGATCTGACTGGGCTAGCGCCTATGTCAAAGGACTTGATCTTATGGGAATGAAAATAGAAGAAAGAACACAACCTTGGCAGGGTGCCGCAGGCGTGTTCCATCCAGTTATGACTGAGGCTGTTGTAAGATTCCAAGCACAAGCAATGGGGGAGTTGTTTCCTGCGTCTGGGCCTGTCAGGACTAAGGTTCTTGGGGAGAAGAAGAAAGAGAAGATTGATCAGGCAAAACGCATAGAAGATGAAATGAATTATCTTCTAACGGAAGAGATGACTGAGTACAGAGATGAAACGGAGTCTATGCTGTTCCGTCTTCCCCTTGCCGGGTCTTCTTTCAAAAAAGTTTATTATGACCCGCTTCTAGAGCGACCAGTTTCCATGTTCGTTCCTGCTGAAGATTTTGTAGTATCCTACGGATGTTCAGATCTGGCTACATCACCTCGTTACACTCACGTTATGAAAAGAACAGCCAATGAAGTTGCGGAACTTCAGGTAAATGGTTTTTACCGTGACGTTGATCTTCCCGCACCCGAACCAGATTATTCTGATATTCAAGAAAAGTATGATGAGATTGAAGGCGAAACAACCACACTAGAGGACGATGATCGCCACACCATTCTTGAAGTTCATATTGATATTGATCTTCCAGAGCCGTTTGAAGATAGTGACGGGCTTGCTAGGCCACACATTATTTCAATAGATAAGTCATCCTCTACAATTTTATCAATTAGGAGAAATTGGTATGAGGACGATATTAAGAAGCGTAAAAGACTCCACTTTGTTCACTACCGCTACTTACCGGGACTTGGGTTCTATGGAACGGGTCTTATTCATCTTATTGGTGGTCTTGCTAAAAGTGCCACAAGTATTCTTCGTCAACTTATTGATGCGGGTACGCTCTCTAATCTCCCCGCTGGTCTTAAAGCTCGCGGATTGCGTATTAAAGGGGACGATTCGCCTCTCATGCCGGGCGAGTTCCGTGATGTGGACGTACCGGGGGGTGCAATTAGGGATTCGATTGCATTCCTTCCTTACAAGGAGCCATCATCAGTATTATATCAATTGCTCGGAAACATTGTGGAAGAGGGGCGAAGGATTGGCTCCGTTGCTGATGTGCAAGTTGGAAACCTCAACCCGCAAGCTCCAGTCGGAACTACGCTCGCGTTGATGGAACGTAGCATGAAGGTTATGTCTGGTGTTCAGGCAAGGCTTCACGCTTCTTTGAAAAACGAACTTCGCTTATTATCAAAGGTTATAAAAGATAATATGTCTGAAGATTATCTTTATGACATGGATAGCGAGTTTAACCGTCAGGAAGATTTTGACGACAGAATTGATGTTATTCCTGTGTCAGATCCAAACGCGGCGACAATGGCTCAAAGAGTTGTTCAGTATCAAGCCGCAATGCAATTAGCACAACAGGCACCACAGCTTTACGATATGGGAAAAATACATCGTCAGATGCTAGAGGTTCTTGGAATCAAGGATGCTGATGAGATTATTAAGTTGCCTGAAGATATAGCGCCGAAAGATCCTGTATCAGAAAATATGGCTATTCTAAAACAAGAGCCAGTAAAGGCCTTCAAGTATCAGGATCACGAAGCGCATATAGCTGTGCATATGTCAGCAATGCAAGATCCAAAGCTACAAGAGATTGTCGGTCAGTCACCTTTCGCGTCAGTTATTCAGAACGCTATGTCGGCTCACATTACTGAGCATATTGCATTCCAGTACCGCCGTGAAATTGAGAAACAACTTGGTGTAGAGTTGCCTGATGAAGATCAGCCAATCCCAGAAGATGTAGAAGAACAAATCTCTAAGATGTCAAAAGACGCCGCAGAGAAGTTGCTTGGCAAGAATCAAGCAGAGCAACAACAGCAACAGGCTCAACAACAACAACAAGATCCTGTGGTTCAGATGCAACAGCGTGAACTGGCTATAAAAGAACAGGAGCTTCAGCATAAGATTGCTATGGATATGGCAAGGCTGGATCAGCAAGAGGTTAAAGATGCCGCGAACATGGCTCTACAGAAAACCCGTCTTGAGTCAGAAGAAAAGCGTGAAGGCGCTAGACTTGGGTTGAAAGCGGCAACTGAGCTTGATAAAGAAGAGCGTAAGGATAAAAGAGAAGGGGCCAAAATTGGTCTTGATATAGCACGGGAGATGACTGTAAATGAGGATGAGTGAACAATCCATGTTTAAACCCTTTAAGGATAAAATAAGGGGTTACATGAATGATATAGCCGATCACATGGCTGGCGGAGGATGCGCTGATCATGAAGAATACATTAGATTAGTCGGTAAGGTTGAGGCTCTAGCGTTGCTAGAAAGAGACTTAATTGACTACGAAGAGCGATTTATACAGGAGTAGGGCTTCCGAACCCTATTTTCTTAGTGTATCTTATCGTAAGTGGAGAACAACTGGGACAAGCCCAGCAAGGTACTGTGAGCCTTATATCACTGCAAAAGGAACAGAAATGTATTCTGCAAAAAAGGAAGTCGATCAACAGGTCGCAACTAAAATACCAGAACCTACTGGTTACAAGCTCTTGATTAAACCACTTGATGTAAAAGAAAAGACTGATGGCGGCATCTATATGCCAGACGCTCTAAAGAGCGCAGAGCAAACAGCTTCCGTTATTGGCTTTGTCGTTAAAGCAGGCCCAGATGCTTATGGAGACTCTGATAAGTTTCCTTCAGGGGCTTACTGCAAAGAAGGCGATTTTGTAATCTTTCGATCTTATTCGGGAACCCGATTTAAGGTGGAGAAGCAGGAATTTCGTCTGATTAACGATGACACTGTTGAAGCAGTTGTCGAAGATCCTAGGGGGTATGCAAGAGCATGAATAACCAAGCGCTAAAAGAAGAAGTTGAATTAGAAGAAACTTCTGAACTTGAAATAGATATTATTGAGGACGTTCCTGAGCAGGAAAAGCCTCGCAGACCTGAAGGCACAGAGCCTCAAATTCCTGACGATGATGAAGTCGCTAACTATAGTGAAGGTGTGCAAAAGCGCATTAAACAGTTGCGGTTTGAGTATCATGAGGAAGAAAGGCGCAAAAAAGAAGCTGTTCGTCTACAAGACGAGGCAGTGAATTACGCCAAGACCCTTCAGGAAGAAAATGAAAAGCTACGCAAAACCCTTGAAGAGGGTGAGGGTATGCTGGTTAATCAAGCCAAAACTCGCGTTGAAGCTCAGATGGAGCAGGCGAAGCGAGACTATAAAGAGGCTTATGAGACTGGTGATCCTGACGCGATCATAGCGGCTCAAGAAAAGCTAACCAACCTTAATCTGGAGAAGAACAAGGTTGAAAGCTATAAAGTTCCAAAGCGCCAAGCTCCAGAAAAAGCTCCTGTCATGGAGACAAAAGCAGAAGAAGCGCCTCAAGTAAGGGAGCCTGATGCAAAAACAAAAGCATGGGCTGATGAGAACCCTTGGTTCGGTGATGATTCTGAAATGACAGGATACGCATTTGGCGTACATGAAAAATTAGTCAAGCAAGGACTGAACCCTCAGACCCAATCTGACGATTATTATAAGGCGATTGACGAGTCTATGCGTCAGCGCTTTCCAGACAAGTTTGATGTGCAAGAAGTTGAGGAAGCACCTGTACGTCAAACTGGTTCCGTGGTTGCCCCCGCTACTAGGAGTGCAAAAAAACCACGCAAGGTGCAACTGACCTCAACGGCTGTCGCTCTCGCCAAGCGATTGGGCCTAACCCCAGAGCAATATGCGGCGCAACTTATGAAGGAGCAATCCAATGTCAGATAGATCAAACCGTCAGTCTAAAACCCGTGAAACCACGGAGCGCAAAAAAACTTGGACTCGGCAGTCTATGTTGCCCACACCCGATCCTAAAGATGGTACTGAGTACCGCTGGATCCGCACATCAACCCTTGGTAATGCAGACAATACGAATGTATCTTCCAAGTTTCGTGAGGGCTGGACACCTGTTAAGTCAGAGGATCATCCTGAATTAAAAGTTATGTCAGACATTGACTCTCGTTTTGAGGGGAATGTTGAGGTTGGGGGTTTGCTACTTTGCGAAAACTCAACCGAATACGTTGAGTCACGGCGCGAAGCGCACGATGGCATGAACGCAAATCAAATGGATTCTGTAGATAACAACTATCTACGTCAATCGGATCCTCGTATGCCGCTTCTAAATCCAGAACGGTCTACAAAAACTTCGTTTGGTAAGTGATCTCTTTTAGGGGCGCTTACTGTAATTTAATGGCTTAGAATTGAAGGAGAGATGATATGTCTTCAGTAGCCGCTCCCTTTGGTCTGCGCCCGATTGGTCGCCACGACACTGGTTCTTTGGAAGTATTCCGCCAGTTTCCTATCGCATCAGGTTATGCAACTAATATCGCAATGGGCGATATTGTGCAACTTGTTGACGGTGGCACGGCAACAACAATCGAAAAGCAGTCCGCAGTAGGAACTTCAGCAATAGACCTAGTAGGTGTGTTTATTGGCTGTAAGTTTACAGACCCTAATACAAAGCAAATGACTTTTTCTCAGCTTTGGCCCGCATCAACTGTTGCGTCTGACGCAATGGCATATGTGGTAGATGACCCGAATGTTCTGTTTGAAATTCAAGCAGACGGTGCGCCTACAAACGTAGGTGACATTTACGGCAAAAACTGCACTCTTATCCAGACAGCCCCTAACACTGATCTAAAAATCAGTCGTGTGGCATTGGACATTTCTGAACTTGCTACAACCGCTACAGATCCAATCAAAGTTATTGATTACAAAGGTGGCGATCAAGGTGACGAAAAAGGTTCCGGTTTCCCGATTCTGGTTTGTAAGTTCAACTACCACCAGCTGACAACAGCGGCTGGCGCGGCATAAGGAGTGTAAACAATGGCTATTTCTCGCGCACAACTCCTGAAGGAACTTTTGCCCGGTCTAAACGCACTGTTTGGTTTGGAGTACGACAAGTACGAAAACGAACATGCAGAAATCTATGAAACTGAGACATCAGAGCGTAGCTTCGAGGAAGAAGTTAAGCTGTCAGGTTTCGGTGCCGCTCCGGTAAAGCCGGAAGGTTCAGCGATTTCCTATGACAATGCACAGGAATCCTTCACTGCTCGTTACAACCACGAAACGGTTGCAATGGGTTTCTCTGTAACTGAAGAAGCAATGGAAGATAACCTATATGACGCGCTTTCAGCACGTTATACTAAGGCTCTTGCTCGCGCTATGGCTTACACAAAGCAAGTCAAAGCCGCTTCTCTGTTAAACAACGGCTTCACCACTTTCCAGTCTGGCGATGGTGTAACCCTGTTTAATGCTAATCACCCAACTGTACAAGGCGGCAACAATGCAAACCGTCCAGCAGTTGCGGCTGATTTGAACGAAACATCTCTAGAAGATGCAGTTATCAACATTGCGGCTTATGTCGATGAGCGTGGTCTTTTGATCTCGGCTCGCCCACAGAAGCTAATTGTTCCGCCTGCACTGATGTTTGTTGCAACTCGTTTGCTTCAGACTGATGGTCGTGTCGGTACTGCTGATAACGACATCAACGCTCTTCGTTCAAACGGTTTGATCCCAGAAGGCTTCTCAGTCAACCACTACCTGACTGACACAGACGCCTTCTTCTTGACAACTGACGTTCCAAACGGCATGAAGCACTTTGTCCGTACAGCAATGGCAACATCTATGGATGGTGACTTTGACACAGGCAATGTTCGCTACAAGGCCCGTGAGCGTTACAGCTTTGGCGTTTCAGATCCACTAGGCATTTACGGCTCACCGGGCGCGTAAATTGTACTATGGTACAAACTTTTGCGAGGGCGGCTTTCGGGTCGCCCTTTCTTTTGTTATAATGATTTAGAACCTTGACAGTCACATGGTGTGGCTGACATTTGCCAAGACAAGGAGTTCCTCATGGCTAACACTACCTTTTCGGGGCCGATTATTTCTACTAACGGCTTCCAATCTACTGGCATAGCATTTGCCGATCTTCCCGCCGCATCAACCACAACAGGTCGTATCATCTTCTGCTCTGACGCTCGCAAAGCGGCTGAGGGCGCTGGCAATGGTACTGGAAATCTTGTGTTTTCTGATGGCACCAACTACATCCGCGTAGACACAGGCGCAACAGCAACCGCTTAATGGGAGGCTGTTATGGCTGATGTAAAAGCATATAATCACGCACAAGGCGCGGCGGCGGCTCTAGTGGGGCCGTCCAGATCTAGGATCAAAGGCATTCTTGTTTACGCTACTGCGGTGACAGCCTTTACTCTCAAAGACGGTAGCGCAACTGGCGAAACTCTTCTTGATATCACTATTGCGGCTGGCTGGAATGATGTTTTTCTTCCAGATGACGGTATTTTGGCTAGCAATGGTGTTTATGTTCATGCCTTAACTGGCTCTGGAAGCAAATTAACTTTATTGTTGGGTTAATATGCCTAGGAAAAAAGAAACGCCAATAAAGACCTCTGTGAAGTCTGGGAACTTCCGCGCTACAAAAAAGGGCGCGGGAATGACCAAAAAGGGTGTTGCCGCTTATCGTAAAGCAAACCCCGGTAGCAAGCTAAAGACAGCAGTTACAGGAACCGTAAAAAAAGGTAGCAAAGCGGCAAAGCGCCGCAAGTCCTTTTGTGCGCGTTCTGCTGGTCAAATGAAAAAGTTTCCTAAAGCGGCTAAAGATCCAAATAGTCGTTTAAGGCAGGCTAGAAAAAGATGGAAGTGCTGATGGCTGAAAAAGTAGAAATTACTGTTGCCAGAATCGAAGAGCGATTAACACAGCTTCAAGATGAAGTTCGGCACGTTCATAAAGAGGTTTCTGATCTGAAGGCGCAAGCTAACAGATGGAAGGGAGCTTTCTGGGTTATGCTTGCTGTTGGCGGAATAGTTGGAAGTATAGCTCATTTATTTATTGGATGGGTAAGATGACCATTAACAGAACCAGCATAGGTTCTCAGTTGAAAGGCAATAAGATGAAAAAGAAGCCAGTTAAAAAGGCAAGCATGGGGAAGTTTTTAGAAACATTCTCTCCAGCTTATAGCATCATGAAGGGCAAAGGCCCTATCTCGGAGGGCATGAGCAAATTAGGTGGCGCAGGCCTTGGCGGTATAGCAGGAGCATTGGCAAGCTCTCAAAGAAACAAGAAAGCCGCACCTAACCCTATGGCGGCTACACCAGCCGCACCTATGGCCTCTAACGCCGCTACGCCAATGACGCCCATGAAGGCTGGCGGAAAATTAGGCCGTGGCGATGGTTGCGCTGTTAAAGGCAAAACAAAAGGAACAATTAGATAATGGACAAGAAGTCTGTAACTGCTCCAAAGGGGTTTCATTGGATGAAGTCAAAGTCAGGCTTCAAGTTAATGAAGAATCCTTCTGGTGGCTTTAAGCCACATAAAGGAGCAAGTTTAAAGGCGACCTTTCCAATTCAAAAGGTTCACAAATGAGAAACTATAGACGCGAATATCAGACCTATCAGGGGTCTGCCGCGCAGAAAAAACGCAGAGCCAGTCGTAATGCCGCAAGAGCAAAGATGATTAAGCTAGGCAAGGTTAAGAAGGGCGATGGCAAAGATGTCGCTCATAAGAACGGTAATCCTAGGGACAACAGAGCTAAGAACCTAAAGGTAAGCTCGACAAAAAGTAACAGGTCATTTCCTAGAACTAGGACTGCTGGTAAGCGTAACAAGAGAGATTAATGAAGGTTACAAATGTATGTATCAAGCGGAAACGGATTCGCCGTCCCGGTAAGCACAAGAAAAATACTAACAAGCGAAACAAACCAAAAGACTTCTTCGGTTAGAGTTCATTGTAGACGGTGCAATCGGTGTGGTGAGGAGTTAAAGACAGTGTTTGTGCATGGTCATGAGCAGTGTTTAGCTTGTAATTCTGTGGTTCAAGATTGTTGTCAAGGAGATATCTGTGCGTAGATATAGATCTGGTGGGAATACTGGTTACAAGACTTCTGATGAAGTTCTTGGCGCAGGAAAGTCTGTAAGGGCATCTGGTCAGTCAGTTAGGGGTAATACAATCCCTACTGGCACAGGCGCTAAAGCGCAGATGGCGAAACAAAAGAAGATTGTAGCGGCACAGTCCAAAAAGGGTGCCAATATAAAAATGGCTAAGTTTCCTAGAGCAACATCAGAAAAAAGCCCGGATCAGAAGCAAATGGATATGGCTATGAGGGCCATGAAGCTCGGAAGAAGCAAGCCAGTGTCAACTGCAAAGAGCGGAGGTAAAACGAAGTCTAGTGTCAATAAGTCAGGCAATTATACTAAGCCGTCTCTTAGAAAGCGGATCTTTAACAGAATCAAGGCGGGCGGCAAGGGCGGAAACCCCGGTCAATGGAGCGCAAGAAAAGCGCAAATGCTGGCGAAGGCTTATAAGAAAGCTGGCGGCGGTTACAAGAATTAAATTTATCTTTCGGGAGAGGAAAGTGATGAACAAGAATGGATCCATTATCAGCTTTAGCCGTTGCTCAGACTGCGTATGCGGCTATTCGCAAGGGGTTCCAAGTAGGTAAAGAAGTAGAGTCCATGTCAGCGGATCTAGGACGCTGGATGGGAGCTATTAACACGGTTAAGAACAGCCACGAAAAGGCAAAGAAAAGAAAATTTGGGAGCATTGAAGAGGAAGCTCTTGAAACATTCGCCGCCAAGAAAAAAGCAGAGGCGATGGAACACGAATTAAGAACATTTGTTAACATGCATTATGGCCCCTCTTCGTGGCAACAAGTTATAAAAGTTCAGGCTGATCTTAGAAAGCAAAGAATGGCTGAGGCGGCTAGAATAAGACAACAAAGGGAAGAGATAGCTGTCTGGATTGTGGTTATCTTGGGGATAGCAGTTCTAAGTGTTATAGTAATATTTGTATTATGGAAACTTATCAATGGCTCTTAAAAAACCACAAAGAAGTTTAAAGGCTTGGGGCAAGCAAAAGTGGAGGACTAAAAGTGGTAAAAACTCCACCCAAGGATCAAAAGCAACCGGAGAACGTTATCTTCCGGCATCAGCTATTAAAGCCCTCTCGGCTAAGGAATACGCGGCCACCACCCGTGCTAAAAGAAAAGCAACTAAGGCTGGTAAGCAAGTCTCCAAACAGCCTAAAAAGATACGAGCTAAAGTGAAGCCGCATAGGAAGGTCAAGTAATGGCTGTAGTAACACCAGACTTACCAGAAATTTTTGAAGAAGCGTTTGAACGTGCAGGGCTTCAAATGACAACTGGCTACGACCTAAAGACAGCTAGGCGTAGCCTTAACTTATTGACATTGGAGTGGCAAAATCGTGGGCTTAATCTCTGGACTATTGACGATGGTACGATATCCCTTACGGCAGGCACAGCAACTTATTCCATGCCTGCTGACACTATCGACCTCATTGAACATCAAATTAGAACGGGTACAGGTACAAATCAGGTGGATACAAATGTGGAGCGCATTAGCGTTTCAACGTATGCAAAACAATCTGTCAAGAATACTGAGGGAAGACCTACCCAGATTTACATTGATCGCCAAGCAACGTCTGTCAGCTTTACTTTATGGCCTGTACCAGACTCTGGCACATACACTCTCTCGTATCATAGACTTCGTGGCATCTCTGGCATCTCGTCTGGTATAGGTTCTGTAGCAGATGTGCCGCCAAGGTTTGTTCCTTGCTTGGTATCAGGTTTGGCTTACTACATTGCGATGAAGAAGCCTGAAGTGGCGGCGCGTGTGACACCGCTTAAACAAGAGTATGAGTTCCAGTTCGAGCTTGCCGCTGGAGAGGATACAGACTCATCATCAATGAAGTTCGTGCCATACGACACGTTTTATCTAGGAGGCTAATGTGGCTGTAAAAAACAAAGATCAAAATAGCACTTTTTCAAGATTGCGTTATTTGGATAAACAACTGGCTAATCCAAACCTTTCTCAAAAGGAGATAAAGGTTTTAAAGATGAGAGAGCAAAACCTTATGGATATGCTAGAAGATGGTCAGGACACTTTTAGCAAAGGCGGTAAGGTTACAGCGCCAAAGACAAAAACTCAGGCGTTTGCTGATTACAAGAAGAAGAACGGGCGTCATCACAGGGCCGATCCTCGTCATCCTATGAACAGCGAAAGCACAGGCCCTTCTACAACAGTAAAAACCAAAAGGAGTGGCGGAGCCATGAAAAAGAAAGTTACGGGATACGACAAAGGCGGCGCTGTTACAAGAGAGCAGAAGCTCGCGGCTTTGCGTAAAATTATGTCGTCAAAAGGCGGCTCAAGTTCCAGCGCTAAAAGTATGGAAAAGATGCTAAAGGATATTGGTTTTCCTATGAGCAAGAAGTCTGGTGGGTCGATGAAGCCTGTGCCAGCAGGGAAAAAAGGATTGGCTAAACTTCCCAAGCCAGTTCGCAATAAAATGGGCTACGCCAAGAAGGGTGGG